GAGCTTTATCGCCAGTAAAAGCAACTTGCGTACTATTACGTTGATGTGGCATGGAAAAATCAGGATCCCCATGGGGCTCCATTTCCTGCACAGCCTTAAAAGTCGCTTCATTAACAAATGTTCGTATACTACCTACTTCAACTTTAGCTGCTCTACTATACAACAAAAATTGCGTCCTAATCTTGTGAAGTTCCTTATGATCATTAACGATCTTATTACACTGATTTAACCTAATTGCTATATTAGACGTGTCAACAAACATTCGCTCTTTTTGTTGGGGCAAAGTCATAACACTACTTTCATTTTTATCACATAAGTAGAAAACTCCACCCACTAATTTATCCATGTTTTTACACAATGTTAGCAAATGCATACACGCCTCCCTAATCTCTATAGTATGTTGGTGAGTCCACAATCCAATCATGTGATGTACATTCTCTACACACTCTTTAAGATAGATATGTATCAAAACAGATGCATGATATTCCTCGTCACTTTCAGACAGGGGCATTTCTTGCACTGCTCTCAGATCTTCCTCTGAGTCAGTCAAACCTGGTATATCAAACGAAACACTCTTCCCAGAATTACTAGAAGACACCGACGATGCATCATCTACAAAAAGAACATCAACATCGCTACTGCAATCAGAACTAGTTGGTACACTGTCATGTACACGATGCATACACCAACAATCCTTTTCAGGTAGTTGTGTATACGGGCAACAGGGAAAAATCTTTTTAACTCTTTTCCACATTTTCTGCAATTTTGTCTCCAAAATTTCATCCTCACTCTCACAATGCGGCTCAACACACACTACACACGGACGACGTCGCTTATCCTTCCACAGTAGTGGATTGTTACGATCCACCACTTGTGCAGGTAAACCTTCCAACACTTCTTCATCGCACGATTCAGAGTCTTGTCGTATCACAGCATAAGCCTTCCACTCAGGTTGTGTCTTCCGACTCTGAAACAGCTTGTCCAAATATTGTTGTCGTGCCTCAATCATAAACGACGGTCCAGTATGTACCAAACCAGCCGCTTCCTTCTGCTGTGCAATACGTTCTCTCTCTGCATTCCACTCAAAATACCGGTTCCTCTTAGCTTTCTTAACCTCATTACGAAACGTGCGCCAATTCAAATACGCTGCGTTTCGCTCACGTCGGTACTGCCGCCATTCGGCACTTCCACTCTTAAAGTGGGTTTGTTGTGTTTTTTCCACTGGCGAGTCTGTTGTTCCAATAACGTTATTCATTGTTCGTGAATCCATCATTGTTATCAACGGCTAGGAATTTCGCCTAACCCTTCTATTTCTGATTTTCAAAGTTTTAAACAATAAACAAAACAAGTCTTAGTCCGATCGCAACCGGAAAGAGTGTCTCATCCACAAATAACATCGCTGGCGCTTCTCCAGCTTAATGTAGAGTCGAACGTTGCTACGTCACTGTCAAGCCGCGGGTTCTTTGATACTTGACCCGAAGCGTGTTACAATGATTTCATCAACTTTCGAACTGACCTACACCGCTTCCGTCCACGTACTCCAGTTAGTCATAAGCTTCAGTAAGACTCAACCCTCGCCAAAAGATTGAGTTAGACAGGCCTTTGCAGGAACGCCTTTTACTCTCAC